CCCTGTCCGAGGCAGTTGGGAGGACAGGGCTACCTTTCAAGTCCTTTGCCCCGAGTCACTCAGGCGTTCCCAGCGGGGGGCGTCCCGGCAGTATGGGCCGACCCCAGCCAGTCAATGTCAGTGGCGTTCCGTTTCCCATGAACCCGCAGCCCGTTCTCCCCCTCAAGGGGCGTGCCTGCCGGGGCGTTCCGTTCAATATCAAATGCTTTTATCCGCTTCCTTACCAGGCCGTCCGATGCCCTTGGGAGGACGGCCTACCGCAAGCGTCTTTTTCGCTCGACTTCCGATTGTGTTCCCAGCGGGGGCGTCCCGGCAGTATGGGCCGACCCCAGCCAAGCACTGTCTTGGGCGTTTTTTGTTCCGAGTTGCACAGGTGTTCGATAGGTGGGCGTCCCGGCAGTATGGGCCGCCCACCGCTGTTGCCCTTCCCCTTTGTCCAATACTGGTTGCGGCGTTTTGTCTGCTGCGTCCTGGCCGTCAATATCAAATGCTTTTATCCTTTCAGGATCGAGCGGAGCGAGTCCTGGCAGGATACGACAATCTTTTGCTGGATGTTCAGCGGCACGGCCATTGCGCTTTTTTGCAAGGGGCGTGACGCCTGCATCCGAGTGTCCAATTACATCACGTTATATTTTATCACATCACATTCGGTTGAAAAAAAGGTACTCCCTACTCATATATTTATATACGGGTGTCCAACTTGCTCCACCCCTCCAAGCTCCCCAAAAACCCAGTATAATCAACTCGTTAGCCCCCATCCCTCTTCATACCCCACCCCACTTCACGCCTTTTCCTGCCCCCCCTGTCCTCCCCAACAGCTTATATCCCCCTCCCTGCCCCTCCCCTTCACTTCCTTCCATAAGCATCCCCTTGGCTCCCAAGGCGATATCTGTTCCCTCTCGTCTTTATACGTCACCCTCTCCCCCCTGTTCCTGGATACGTCACGCGCGATTTTTTTTTCAAACTGGCTTTTCATCCTTTTTGTTTCTTCTCGTCCCCCTTGCTCTCCCCCGTGGCGTTCATCCTCTGGTCAAAACCCGTGACAATTCGTCACACTTTCGAACCGTCCTTCTTTTCGAATTGTCTTTTCTTCCTTTTTAAGCGAACACAGCGAATGGTGTCCCCCTGCATCTCTTGCAACAATCCGTCAAACCTGCATTATGTGTGGCATGACACAAACACTTACCGAGTTGAATGAGTTGCTTGAGACTGTTGACGCTGCCATTTCCAAGCTGATGAATGGCGAGCGTGTCACCCGGATATCGCACGGTGATAGCATGGCTGAGTATGGGCAGGCGAAGTTGAAGGACTTGCAAGAGTACAAGGCCAGCCTGGTTACGTCTATCAATGCCTTGAACAGCAGGCCCCGGCATTACCGGATCGCAACAAGCAAGGGGGTCTGATGGCGTTCTTGAAGGTATTGGACTCGCACGGTCGCAAGATAGCGGCATACAGCCATTACGAAGGGGCAGGCACGGGTCGCAGGCTTTCTTCCTGGGGATCATCGACTGCCGGGCCAAACAATACGCTGTTTTCTTCGCTGGGAAACTTGCGATCCCGCTCTCGTGACCTGGCCCGAAACGACCCGCAGATAAGCGGGGCTCTCGATTGCCTGGTCTCCAATATCGTTGGGATGGGAATATCCCCTCGTTGGCAATTGCCCAGCTCCAAACTTAAAAAGTCGTTGCAGCAGTTGTGGGCTGACTGGACACACGAAGCCGATGCCGATGGGCTGTTTGATTTTTACGGTCTTCAGTCGCTCATTGCCCGCTCGATTATTGAGTCTGGCGAGGTGTTCATCCGGTTTTGCCCGAGGCGGTCCACCAGCGGTCTTACCGTCCCCCTGCAATTGCAGATACTGGAAGCCGACCATCTGGATCACACTTACAACACGGTGGCCCCGAACGGTAATGAAATCCGGATGGGCATAGAATTCGATAAATCCGGCCAGAGAAAAGCTTATTGGATGTTCCGGGAACATCCCGGCGAAAGTTATCTGACTGTTGCGAACCAGTATGACCGGATTCGGATACCGGCACCTGAAATCATACATGCTTTCCAACCGCTCCGGCCTGGGCAACAAAGGGGCCGGCCGTGGCTGTCCTCTTTGATATTGACCATGCACGAGTTGAATCAGTTCAATGATGCGGAGTTGGTGCGCAAGAAGACTGCGGCCATGTTCGGTGGGTTCATTACCCAGCCGCTTGAAGATGGAACACCTGCTGCGCTGTTTGGAAACGATGATGAACCGGATGAAAGCGGGTCGCCTGTTATTCAGATGGAGCCGGGAACGTTCCCATCACTTCCGCCAGGGTACAATGTGACTTTTTCGGAACCGGCCGACGTAGGAGGCAATTACGGCGCTTTTGTGAAACATCAGGAACAAAGAGCAGCCCGAGGAATCGGGGGGCTAACTTACGAGAAATTCACGGGTGATTTAGCCGGCGTGACGTACTCTTCGATCCGGGCAGGCAATCTTGAATTTCAAAGACAGTGCAAGCAGTTCATCTACAATGTAATGGCGTTCCAGATATGCCGTCCTGTCGCCCGATATTGGCTTTCACAGGTGGCGTTATCGAATGCTATGTTCTTGCCGGGATACGCCAAAGACCCGAAACAGTACCTGCGGATCAAGTGGACGATTGACGGCTGGCCGTGGGTGGACCCGCTGAAAGACCTGAAGGCTTCGACCGGGCTTGTGCGGTCTGGATTCTCTTCCCGGACACAGGAAGTGGCTGAACGGGGATTGGATGTGGAAACATTGGAAGAGGAAATTCAGGCGGATAATGAGCGGGCGGATGCGGCCGGGTTTGTGTTTGATTCGGACGCTCGTCAATCAGTGGGTGGGACTTCAGGAGGGGAAGACGTTGGAAATACCGACCAGATTATTTAATACGGCGTTGATGCTTGCGCCACGATATGTTGATGCGATAATCGCAGCCAAGTTTTCAGGCGTTCTTCCGCCGGTGCAGACACGCGAACTGTCCGTCTTTCTGAAAACCGATTGTGGCGTAGCGATTATTGATGTTTTCGGTGGATTACAGAACCGGGGGGATGATTTTTGGGGTGAAACTACATCATATTCAGATATTCGGGAACAGTTTCGCGAAGCGCTGGCGTCTCCCTCTGTCGATTCTGTCCTGCTGATGATCGATTCACCCGGCGGGGAAGTAGCCGGGCTGTTTGACCTGGCTGAAGAAATTTATCAAGCGAGGGGAACAAAGCCTATCGTTGCCGTTGCGTCTGGATCGGCTTTTTCGGCTGCATACATGATTGCCTCTGCCGCCGATGAAATCTATCTGTCTTCCACCGCCAATGTCGGATCAATCGGTGTGATCGCAATCCATGTTGACCAAAGCGGTTATGACAAAGAGATGGGGATAAAGTTCACTCCTGTTTTTGCGGGTGATCATAAGAACGATTTCAATCCTCACGAACCGTTGAAGGCGGAAGCCGAGGCTTTGCTCAAAGAGCATATCGATAAATTGTATTTGATGCTTACTGCGATTGTGGCCCGGAACAGGGGCATGTCGCAGGCGGATGTCATAGCGACACAAGCTGGAATATATATGGGTGCAGACGCTGTATCGGTGGGCCTGGCGGATGGAGTGCTTCCGGTACAGGATGTTTTTGAAAAAATGTTATCGAGTAAAGGAGAAATAGGGATGAATTTGAACGAAGTGAAAGACATTATAAATCAAGCGTTGGCGGAAAGCATGGCCGACGTGAAACGGGTGCTCGAAAGTATTGAATCCCGGTTTCATGCAAGCGAGGCTGCGCAACCGCCTGAAGCTTCGGAAGCAGATGTGACGGTAAACCTTGCGGGCGATATTGTTGACTTGTGCGAGGTGGCCGGGATGCCGGAATTGTCTGGTGCCATGATTCGTGACGGTCTTACGATAGAGGCGGTGAAGGCTGCCATTCTCGATGCGAGAGCAAAGGCGTCGGCGGAAAAGGCAATTGTGTCCACCGTTGGGCCTTTGACGACTGGTGAAGTGAATCCGCTTTTGGTTGATGCAAAAAAGCGTGTCGAGGCTTTACAGAAATAGGATAAGCATAGCGCAACAAGGAGAATTGATATGCAAATGACAGAAGGGAATTATCTGGGCGACTTGCTCAAGTGGGAAATGGACAATAATCAATCTCGGGAGATTGTGACTATTGCGGCAGGTGAAGCTTTGGCAATGGGTGCAGTCCTTGGGAAAGTTACCGCCGGCACCGTGCCTGCTACCGGAACGGCCGGAACCAACACGGGCGCAAACACATGTACCGGTGTGACTGGTGGCGTTAAGGTGAAGCCAGGCGTTTATACGCTCAGGTGTGTCACGGCTGTTGCGTCCGGTGGTGTTTATACGGTCAGTGATCCGGACGGTATGGCTCTCCCGAGTGCAAATGTCGGTGTCGCCTATACCAGCAACCAAATCAATTTCACGCTGAACGATGCCGGAGCGGATGCAACCGTTGGTGACTCTTTCACGATTACCGTTCCCGCTGGTTCTGGCGCGGTGCAAGAGTTTGATCCTGCCGCTATCGATGGGACGGCTACACCTCATGGTTTTTTGATTGATGGTGTGGATACGACCGATACGACACAACGGAGTGTTGCGTTTACGTCTGGTGGTGTTATTGAGCTTCGGGCTGGTGATGTTGTTACTGGTGCCACGAGTGGGGCGACTGCTCAGATTGTGTCTATTTCAGTCACTAGCGGAACCTGGGCGGCTGGTACGGCGGCTGGCACCCTGGTTGTCGATAATCAGGTCGGGACGTTTCAGTCTGAAAATCTTGACGCTGTGTCGCAAGCGAACATCTGTACGATTGGGGCCAATACGGCGGCTTATACACCGGCGATTGATTCTGTTGCAATCGTGCGTGATGCTCAGATTGTGGCGGACTATCTGTCCTGGAAAACCGGCGTTACGAGTGATCAGCAAACGGCCGCTCTGTTGCAGTTGGCGTACAAGGGGATCGTCACTCGGGTAGATGCCTGATAGGGCGCAATAAACAATAAGCTGACAAGAAAAAAAAGGAGTATGAAATATGTTATTGAATCCTTTTGGTACCGATGCCTTTAATATGGTTTCGCTGACCAATTCCATCAATATCCTGCCCAATAATTATGGGCGACTGCGGGAGTTGGGTTTGTTTCCCGACAAAGGCGTCACGACTCGATCTGTTATCGTTGAAGAGAATAACGGCGTGCTCAATCTGCTGTCAACGTTGCCTGTTGGCTCTCCTGGCCAGCAGAACCGGATGGGCAAGCGCAAGGTTCGGTCTTTTGCGATTCCGCATATCCCGCTTGATGATGCAGTTTACCCGTCCGAATTCAATGGAGTTCGGGCGTTTGGAACTGAAAACCAGACGGAGACCCTGGCCGGTGTGATGAACAATCATTTACAGACGGCAAAGAACAAGTTCGGGATAACACTTGAGCATTTGCGGATGGGGGCCCTCAAGGGGGTCATTCTGGATGCCGATGGTTCGCTGCTTTATAACTTGTTTACGGAGTTTGGTGTTCAGCAAAACCTTGTTGATTTCGACCTTGGCAACACGTCGGCGGATATCCGGAGTAAGTGTATGAGCGTTATCCGTTTGATTGAAGATAACCTGCACGGTGAAACCATGAACGGCCCAGTTCGGGCGTTGGTGTCTTCTTCGTTCTTCGATGCGCTGACCGGCCATGCTGACGTCAAGAATACGTTCGAAGCCACTGCGTTAAGCTATTCCACTTTGGGCACTGACATTCGAAAAGGGTTTTCTTACGGTGGAATTATTTTCGAGGAATATCGTGGCACGGCGACAGATGCGGCAGGCAACGTGCGGGCGTTTATCGCTGATGGTGACGGGCATTGCTTCCCGACCGGCACCATGAATGCGTTCTCAACACTCTATGCTCCTGCTGATTTCCTTGAAACCGTGAATACGGTTGGCCTTCCGCTGTATGCCAAACAGGAAATGGGCCAGTTTGAAAGACGTGTTGATTTGCACATCCAGTCGAATCCTCTCCCGATTTGCTATCGGCCAGGGATACTGATTAAAATCGTAGCATAGGCAATCGTGAGCGAAAAAGTTCCCTTCATTGATTATCTGGCGAGGCTCTGGTCTGATGTTCTGGCCAAATTGGGCGGTGTTGAGGCGGTGTTCACCCCGGTGACGGGTGAACCAGTCACAGTCAATGTGATGTTTTCCCAAACGATGCAGATGCAGCCCGAGGGGCAGGCTCAAACATGGGTACAGGAAAAGAGTGTTTCGTATTCCATTGCCGATTTGTCCAGGGAGGCTGTTGTCGGTGAAACATTTACTATCGGCAGCACCATCTATGAGGTGTGTGCTGCTGCTGAAAATAATGGATATGTGGTCAAGGTGATTGTTCATGAGCTTTAACATATCGATTGATCATAAGTCTTTTAATGATACTTTGGCGACAATTGAGTCGTTGAAAATGAATCTGCCGACGATTGCGGCGTCTGTGATTACTGCAACCGTCGAGCAGACAAGAGATCAGGTTGTTTATGAGACCGTTGCGGTTCTGAATGTTGATGATGGCCGGGTGGAATCTGAAATATCGGTAACGCCTTCAGCGTCTGGAACGATCAAGGATTATAAAAGCACAATCGTTTCGAAAGGAAAGCCGATTGAAATGATCACCCTTTCGGAAGACGCTGAAAATTGGAAGTGGAGGAAACCGACACCTGTTCACGCCCGGATTTATCGGCAAGGAGCGACACATGAATTCAGGCATGTCTTTGTTTCGAAGGGGCACATTTACGGACGGAAGCAACACGGCGTAGGCGGCGAATCCCCCGGGCTTGTCTTTGGCTGGATGAAATATGCCGCAAAGGATAAAGCTCTGAGATATCCTATCGAGATATTACAGACTGTTCGGGTGCAAGATATCCAGGCCAACCCTGAGTTTATTGATTCTGCGATTAAAATTGGTGCTGATGCTGCTGTTTCTGACTTTGAAGGCGCTATAGACGAGGTTTTTTCGAATGCTTGATACCCGGCGCGAGTTGATCATACAGGCTATCATTGAGCGTGCTGGGACGATTGCGATAGATGGTGGTTTTAATACAGATATCGGATTGAGTGTTTTCCGCGCCATAACAAAGGTCGATCCCACCCTGCTTCCGGCGTGTGTGGTTTTTCCGCTCGTTGAAACTTCTGAAAAGATCGGTGGCGGAGAATATTTGTGCAGTATGCCGGTGAAGATCGAAGCGATTACCCTCGTTGGGTCAGATAACCCATCGGTACTGTCTGAGTTGATGCTTGGTGACATTCGCTATGCGATGACTGAATCCTCAATATCTTCACTCATCGAAGAGGTGGTTTACACGTCTGGCGGCACAAACGATTATTCTCGCAAAGACACAGTGTCGGTAACGGCACAGTTCATGATTAAATATTATTCGAAGATAAACGACCCATATTTTTGAAGAGAGACACCAATGGCAACTACTGAAAATTCAGCTTTGTATTATGAAGTCGGTCAAGTTCCTGTGCTTATGACACAACTGGAAGATGATGGAGACCACAAGACGTTTAGCTCTGACGCTGAATGCTGGTCTGATGAAGCAGGTTTCTCTCCCGTGATTAAACCGGATGGGGTATTGACCGGACTTGTGATAAGCGTTTCGACTGATAGCAATAAGGTAAACGTTTCTGCTGGGACGTTGAACCTGGCGGGAATTGCGACTACGCAAGCAGGCGCGACAGGATTAACTTGTGTACGAGGTTCATCCTTAAATATTTGTTCTGTGAACTCTATTACAGTGACATCCGCTGGTGCGCTCGCTGTTGTTACTGGAACCGCTGGTACAGCTTCGACCGAAGTACGTGGAGCGGCTGGTGGGCCTCCTTTTATACCAGTTGGCAGCGTCGAGATCGGTCAGGTGCGTTTTACGAGCATTACGGCTGCCCTGGTATTGGCGTCTGAAATTTTTGTTGTACCCAATACCCATAGAGAGAGTGCGCATTATCCTGTTGTCTTTTCGATTGATTATTTTCGTGAAGAGGAAGCCATTCTGCAGAATGCTGGTGTGACTTTCAGTTGTGCGTTGATGTTGAATCATACCGCCAGCGTCGCCAAGGGCGTATTCGCTCAGTATTATGAACCCGAATTCGTTGAAATCGGGAAAGCCTCTGATTTTCAGCCGGCTTCAAATAGTCTTACATCTTCTTCACAGCCATATTATGGCGGTGCGATTGGAGAGGTGAGCATTACATTGAGGTCTGGGAAATTTAAGGCGTTTTTGGATAATGGCATATCTGATCCTATCCTGGCTAAAGAAGGGAAAAAGATATGGTTTAAGTACCTGGTGGATCGATATCGCCCTGAGAATTACATTCTGACCCAAGGTTTTCTTGGCGTAACAGCGCAGTATCCGGCAAAGGGCAGTATTTTTGCAGATTTTTCGATCAACGCAATAGATCCGGGAAAGAGGATTACTGGGTGATGTAAACTTGAGAAAGGTGTGTAACGCATGGGCTTTAAGATAAAGGAGTTTAAAAAGGCACGGTTTTCTCCACGAACAGAAACGATTTCGCTTCCCGATATGGCGGACTGGTTCGACGGTATACCGGAATGGACTGTGCGTGGCTTGAATGGCAATGAGCTGGCACGCTGCAAGGAAAAGGCTGCGCGAAACCGGAAGACGATAACCGCCATAATTGAAGCGCTGAGTACAGAACAAACAGAGGATGCGGTATCCGTCGTGAAGACGATAACCGGCACCGATGGTTCTGTGCCGATGAGCACAAGCTTGCGATTGGAAATGCTTGTAGCTGGCAGTGTGGATCCAGTTTGCGACATTGAACTTGCGGCCAAGCTGAACATGGCGCATCCGGCTGAATTTCAAATACTCACAAAAAGCATTACTCGATTGACTGGTCTTGGTCACGAGCCGGGAAAATAGAAGCCCTTTGGAGTCGAAATGACGTGCGACTGTCGTTAAGATTGTCGGATTCCAAAGGGCGTTTTTTATTTGAAACCCGGCCCGATATTTTTCCGCAGGGTTTTTTAACAGAAGACGAAATGCGTTTATGGACAATGTACCATAAGCACACGGTGAGGAACAAAAAACGTGTCCGATCTTGAGCGAACAATACAAATCGTTTTTGAGGCCGACGATAAGCTATCGACGCCTTTAGAGGATATGTCAAAAGAGCTCGCTGAATTTGGCGGTGATGTTGGACAAGCGTCTGATGAGGTGTCTGAACTAAGTGGGACTATCGACAATATACCAGAAGATGTTTCGTTAGATGTGTCGGTTGATGGCGAGTTTGACGATCTAAAAAGCTATACTGATTCCGCTCTTGAATTAGAGTTTGGCATAAGTGATGAAAGCGAGGCCGGGCTCGATGCTCTTGAGGAAACGATTGATCGTATAGGCGATAACGATGGAGCGGTTATAGAGGTTGATGTTGAAGGAGACTATGAAGACGAAATTGAATGGCTCGATGAAAGTTTTGCAGACTTGCCTGACTGGAAGGGGATTTGGGTGGAGGCGGATGTTGACCCTGCGCTTGAAGACGTTGAAACGTTAACGACATCGCTTGATGATTTACCGGATGATGTTGATATCGAGATAAGCACTGAGGGTGATGATATTGCTAAAATTCAAAAACAAATCGATCTTCTTGAAGAAAAACGATTGGCGATTGAGAACGGAGAGGGTTTGATCAATATTGATTCCACCGGACTGGAACCAGCTCTTGAGACAATCATGTGGCAAATTTTACAGAAGGTGCAACTGAAGGCAAACGAAGACTCGGCAGCCTTCCTACTGGGGGTTGTTTGATATGTTGGTCACGTTTTCGTCCATTGAACAAGGTGAATGTGTTGTTTTGCCAGTATCTGTTGTGCCTGTTCGGCAAAACACCCGACGTCTATCCCGCAGCGCCACCCTCGACGGCGGCGCAGTAATCACCGACAGCGGAATATCTGATGCGGACAGAACCTTTGATTTCACAGCAAAACAAGTCCCAGAATCTTTATGCGACGCTCTGTGGGCCATGTTTACCACTGAAAGCCTGGTTCATCTGGCTTGCCCCGAGGGCGTGTTTGCTGGGTATTTGCAGCAAGTCCGGATCACAGGCGCGGACATAATATTTTCTTTTATGGTGCAGGAAAAAATAACATAAACGCATTCCAAGAAATACATAAGGATTGAGCCATGGCGGTCACAGCAACCGTACCAAATCACTACAAGTATCTTTTAAAAACTGGCGCTGTGGATGAATCTTCCGACGTTTACAAGATCATTCTCATGGATTCAGCATTCACTTTCGACAAGGACGCCCACGCCCTGCTTGCCGATGTTACGGCCAGCCAGTTGGCCACGAATTACGGTTACACCCAAAACAGCAAGACGTTATCTGGCGTGACGATCACGGAAAATGATACCACGGATAAAGCAACCACGATCTGGGATAACGTCACATGGACGGCATCCGGCGGGTCTATTGGCCCGGCCGGTGCTGCTATCATCTATAATGACACACATGCGGATGACCCCATAGCATCCTGTATCGACTTCGGGGCAGACTTCACCACCCCGGACGGGTTTTCATTCCAAATCCAGGCGCCAGAAATTGATCTGGCATAAGCGGGGGCGATAAATGGGAACATTTTACATTGATCCGCTGCTGGGATCAGATGCCAACGATGGTTCGGCCTGGGGCGCAGGAAATGCCTGGAAGACGATCAAGTCCGGCGCCACAGCGGCCAGGATTGCCCCTGGGGATGTGATCAAAGTTGCCAAGAGTCCCGACCCAACATCAGTCGGCAACGCCACATGGAATCTGAACAGCAAAACGGTCACGCTGGCCACGGCCTGTACGCAATCCATCGAGGTCTGCGATACGTCGTGGGCGGCGGCGGCGAACGTTACGGCGACAATAGCCGCCACGACACGAAAAGAGGGTACCAACGAGGTGACACTCACCATTGCGGCTGCTTTTGTGTCCGGGCTGATTGGATACAAGACGTTGGCCGCTTCTTTGGACTTGTCGGCTTATCAACAGGTGTCATTTTGGTTCCGGGATAGTTTGGGCAGTGCGGCATCACTTTACAAACTCTGTCTTTGCTCGGATGCATCCGGAACGACCATCGTGGATGAATTCACCATCCCGGCAATTGAGACAGCATCCAAGGGGGTTTTTATCCCATTCACTTTGGATAAGGGTTCTGCCCTCGGATCAAATATCAATTCCGTGGCGTTGTATGCGTTGAGTGAGCCTGGCATCCCGATATTGATGATTGACAACATCATGGCGGTCAAGGCACCGGGTTCTGCGGATTCTTTGTCTCTGACCAGCCTGATCAGCAAGAACTCGTTGGCCACCGGGGGTGATGAGTGTTGGTATCCAATTCAAAGTATTGTGGGGACAACGGTGCTTTTGGATTGTGCAGCCGCCACCATTGCGACGGCGGGCAGGGGCGCAAATACGGCCACAGAAACAGTCAGCACGTTCAAGCGGGAATGTCACAGAACATCAACCACCACGGATTGCATTATTCAGGATTCAGGAACGGTGGGGAGTATTATTGATTTTCAGGGCGGGTATAATCCATCTGATGGTAATCAAGACGGGGAAACGTTTTTTGACGGGCTGTCCTCTTTTGGAAATGGGATAGATTTCACCAACAAAAACTATGTTAGAACCAATCGCCTGAATATGATTCGGGCGGCGTATGGGATTTTGTTTTCAGCGTCCACCTATTGTGAAGCCATCGGGCATACGGTGTGCGGTTGCGGTTACGGGCTGTATTGCACAAATTCCACCAAGTGTATCGGGAATTTTAAAGGTTCTGTAAACAATTCTTCTCACGGATTGAATGTGTTAGGAACCAGTTACGCAAACTTTTTTACGGTTGACAATTTGTGCAACAATTTAAGTTCCGGATTTGCCATGGCAGCATCTTATTCCTGGAATAGGTTTATTTTCGGGAAAGTGAACAACAATAATGGGGATGGTTTGAATTTTTCAGCATTATCGTATGACGCCATTTTTACCACATCTGAAATAAAAAATAATGGTGCTTATGGAGTATTCATGGCCACGTTGTCCAAAGGGTTGACGATCATCGGCGCCACGATAAGTGATAATACATACGGGGGTTTAAATTACATCACGTTGGGCAATAACTATCTGCGTGGGTGCACGCTGGGCGATACAACCAAAGTAACGGGGTTTGTGGCTTTCGGCGGTTCCCGGTTGGCGTCGGACAAGCAGGATGGTTCGGCTGCAAATAATTATCTCTACACAGATGGGGGATATATCAAATCCCAGGCGGATATCCGGCACACCGCAGCGGACATTGCCTGGGCGTTGTACCCAACCAGTACCAACCGCAGCGTAAACTATCCGTTGGTGATGTCGCTGGCGAAACTGGCGGTGAACGCCAGCTCTCAGGTCACCGTCACGGCCTGGTTGTATCGAAGCAACGCCGGGCTTTCTGCCTATTTACGATGCCGGGGCTTGCAGATATCTGGCGTGGATACTGATGTGTTATCATCTGATATGACGGCGGATGGATCGTGGGAACAAAAATCCATCGTTTTCACCCCAACAGAAATCGGGGTGGTGGAAATCGAAGTCATTGCTTATGGTGGCACAGCATATTTTGCCGTTGTGGACGACATTGACTACCTCCAGGCGTGATCTGATATTGTTATGACGCTACTGATAAGCACCGATTTAAAAGGTTTGGCTGTTTCGTTCGGCGGCCAACCATTTTCAGACGCTGCAATCAATATTTCGGGATTGCAAAGCCTGAAAGTTTCGTATCTGGGCGTGCCTTTTTCCGGGGCGGTGAATGTTCGGGGCCGAGACATCCCCTGTACGTGGGTGGATATCGCTATCCAGTCACAATCCGGATCGGTGTCGTTCTTCCCGGCATCGACCACGGCCGTCACCCCCGTAATGAAACCGTTGGGGTTGGTGCGGGACGCTTTGCCTTTTGTGGAAGATGCTGCTCAGTCGAGTATATCCACCAAAGGATTGCAGTTATCCTTTCAAGGCCAGCCTTTTGTAGTCACCAGAGTGCCTCGGCCGGCTGTGACGGAAATCGTTGTTCCTGCGGCTGTGATTTCTGCGGTTTCCGCAGGCGTGCCATGTTTTTCCATCCCTTCCGTTATCGGGCAAATAAATATTGTTGCTCGTGATAGTTCTGTGGTCGTAGATGATCCAGGTGTTGAGATAGGGGCTGCCCCTGCAAACTTATCCGCAATTTCTTCAGTGCAGGGCATAGTTTGTATCATCGGCGCATCACCGGCGCAATGCTGGGCCGAGTCTTCGGTTACGGGTGTTTTTCGGGGCAGTTCGATTTTGTCATTACCTGCGGTTGCTTCAGTCACGCCAAGTTACGATCAGATAGTGTTGATTGCAGCACCAGCCCCACCGGGTGAGCTGTATGTGGACGGCCTGGCTGATGTGCTGATGGCTATTTCTCCCATCGCAGCGGAAATCTTTTTGACCAGTCTGGTTCAGGGAACGTCTTCTTTTGATTCATTGCGCGGGTGCCGCCGGGTTTTCGAGTGCGTGTTGGCTTTGGATGGCCAGTCGGATGCGGTGGTGCCCATATCATCCTTTACCTCCCGGCAGCGGGCAGGCGATCCCAGCTATTCGGAGGTGATCATACCTGGGCTGGGTGCCATCGATGCCGTGCTGGCCAGACAGACCGGGACGTTTACGGTGTCGGCGCTGATTGTTAAATCCGGGGTGACACACCAGCGGGAAATCTTGTTTGCGTGCGACATATCATCTGTGTCGATCACCGGGAACAATCGGGATCAGCAGATCATGTTATCGGGATACCGAACATCTGAGGCGGCCAGTGTTCCGGCTGTGATACCGGTATCGGGGGTGACTTATCGCTCGCTGAACAAGGGAATCACCACACTGAGAAAGCCGGAACCAGATTTATATCTGAAGCCAGGGGACACGGTGCAGTATGACGAAGATGAGTTTACGGCTGGATTGGTCACGTTTTCGTATTCGGCCATGTATGGGTCATCGATGGAGATATCCGGATAATGGTGTCACAGGTTTTATGCCGGTTGGTTTGCGATGGTTTTGATGACGTTGTCATTCCCATATCATCGTTTTCGGTGCAATTACAAGACGGCGCCATATCGTATATCCAGGTCGTAATCCCAGGGCTGAATTATGCGGACATCATTGCCGATAGAGCCGATGGAGATGTCGGACTTTATTATCACACCTCGGGATCAGATAATGAAATTGGGATTTTGCCGATTACCGATATCCGGATCGATGAGGGCGGTAAAAATCAATCGATAACCTTACAGGCAAACGCATAATGGGCAAAGGGCAAATCGTATCGGGCGGAACGGATGGGCAGTATTCCGTCAAGCTGTTGTATGACCGGACCAAGTCGCAAGCGGCATTGGATCAGGTCAACCGGTGGATCACCATGAAAGAGGAGCAGATCGATAAATATTGGTACAGCAACCCGGAAAAACTGCCGGCGTTGAAACTGGCGTTGGAGTCGCTTAAAAAATGGAAAGCCTATTACGAATCGATCCCGGAAGACCCGACGGTGGATGCCTGGTGCGCCGACCTGAGCGAGGATCTGACCGGAGAAGTGGCCACCGTAGAAATTAACGGGGAGCCGGATCAAGTGTTAGTTCGGCCAGGCTATACCGACCAGGCCGCTTTTGATATGAGCAGAGACGGCCAGTTACAACACATCAAAGCCATGACTCCCGAGCAATGGTTTTATAATGCCGCCATGGCGCCAGGCTGGAAAAAGTGGATGCCGACGTATCGGGTGGGGGAAATAACCAAACTGGATGCTGATAAATGTGATGTACTTCTGGACGATGCCACAACTGAGATTATAAATGCTGGCAGTCAGTCTATCAATGCCACTATGACCCACGAAGACATTGATATCGAATACATGGATTGTAATGGGGAAGCGTTTGAGGTTGGTGACCGTGTGGTGGTGGAGTATCGTGACCGGTCGCCCAGCGGAGAGAATAAACCAGTGGTGATTGGGTTTGAAACTGAACCAAAACCATGCGGCCAATGTGTGATTATTTCTGGACGAACACCAACGGAATTCGTCACTATTTTATGGGATTGTTCTGCAAATGATTATTCGAGCAATGGATATTGGATGGATAATGCTGGTAAAAAACATAAAATTGCAAAGACAGAATATCCATTTGTGTCGTTAATTAGTGATGGTGATCCTTTAGCTGAGTGGAAAGCCCGGTATGAATGTAAAGGATCACTGATGTATCGAATACAGACAAAAGCCCCAGAATATCCGACGGAAGAGGATCTGACTTTTGATAGACTGTACGATATAGTGACATCTCCTTCTGGTCTTGAATTTAAGGCTTATCATTTTCATAATGGAAGAAAAATAGTTCGGAACACTCCGATTGCTGGGTCTGAATTATTTGGTACATCCAACACGCGTGAAATTATTTCTGACCGTGAACCATCAGTTGACGATGAAACGATAATTGATCATACAGAGCATTTCCGAGTTGGCGGTTGCGTGTCCGGGAAATGGGAACCATATAATCCATCTCCTATAAGGAATCACATGGACGGGGAATGGTTTGATTGGTATGAAGACGGACAAGGGGTTGCTTGTGATCATAGAGCATGGAAATGGGATATAGCTTTGTATTGGGTGGTAAAAACACGCTATGTTTCAATATTTACATACACTTATGTTGGTTTCACTTATCTTTATACAGATGGCAACACCTGGCTGTCTTCAGGCAATTCCACCACAGAAATAAGATATCAATTTGTCCCAGATATTTATTGCAATGGCAATAATGGTTATCAACAACTAGAAATGTCTGCGGGAATGGTTAGACAATATGTCAACGCTGTTTACGAAGTGGAAGCCATATATAAAAAACAGGGCGCAACCAATCCTTTAGGCACGGCTTTTTGGGAATATAGGACATATCATGAGGAAAGTCGTGGAACACCGGCAGAACCATTTAAGCCAATGCGTGCTGAAGGGGATTGCGACATTTTTTCATCCGTGAATTACAACATGGCGAATGATCAATATGCAGTTCAAGTTTATGTGGATCGCAAATATGAAAGTAATGTGTTCGCTCAGTCCGCAAAAAGAGAAAAGCCAACATCACCATTTACCGCAGCCCGAAATTCAAAATTTGAGGGGTATATTAAAGATTTTCTTTCAGTTCTTTATGGCAAAATAGACGGTGGAAGCATGCCATGGAATGTTAATGTATCATTGTCTATTTCTGGAATTTGGGGAAAAAAACAGGAATAGTAAAGGAGTAATCATGCAATGCGTTAAAGCAAACATACCCATCACCATCATCGAAGGCGGCACCTACGACAAAACATTTCGCTGGGAATCCGGCGGTGTTGTGGTTGATCTGACCGGGTACACCGCAAAAATGAGCGTGCGAACCAAACTGACCAGTGCGGCGGCGGTGATATCCATTACCACGGCGGTGTCTCCCTGGTCGGCGGACGGGGACAGCGGCATCTATATCGATGACCCGGCAACGGGGGAATACCGGGTCTATATCAACGATGCGGATGCAGCCGATATTTTGACCGAACATAAGGATACAGCCGGGGTATATGACCTGTTTCTGTATAGCGCAACCGGCGAGGCTGTCTTGAAGCAATATGGCAAAGCCACCCTTTTGGCAGCCGTGACGAGGACATGACATGAGCGATGACGACGTGCAGGTGATCTACACCGATACCGATGATACGGTGGAGACCATAACGATTATCGAGGTTGGCCCGCAGGGGCCGCCGGGTGTGCCGGGAGAGTCGGTTGAAACCGGTGCAACCATTACCTGCTCGACAGATATTGCGTTGAGCGGTCACAGGTTTGTCGTGCTCGATAACGACAAGGCCGTATATGCTGACTGCACGACGGCCGATCATGCCCATCGGGTGCTCGGCATGACCACGGGGGCCAGCAATGCCGGGAGCGTGTCGGTGCAAACCAGCGGGGAGCATGAAGAGCCGACCTGGAACTGGACGCTCGGGCAGCCTGTGTTTTTGAGCACGACGGGGCTGATGACACAGACTCCTCCGACAACTGGATTTGTGCTGATTGTAGGGTTTCCTGTGTCGGCAACGAAATTGTTTATCAAAATCCATCAACCAATAATTCTATCGTAAAGGAAAAACACCATGGCTGGAAATAAATACCTGAAGAACAACAGTGGCACAATAACCGAAGAAGCGGCAGTGCAATCATCGGCAGGTGCAGGAGATGCCGGGAAAATTATTGCCCTGGATGCTGCCGGGAAAATAGACAACACCATGATGCCAACTGGCATCGGAGCAGATACTGCGCTGATTGCTGCCAGTGAGGCATTATCGGCGGGAGATTTGGTAAATATTTATAATTCTTCCGGGGCGAAATGTCGAAAAGCGGATGCCAGCACATCTGGTAAAGAGGCGCATGGATTTGTACTTGCTGCTGTGGACAGCGGAAATAATGCCACTGTGTATTTCGAGGGAACCAACACGCAGGTGACTGGACAAACTCCTGGGCCTGTTTTCCTGTCTGCGGCGAATCCTGGTTTGGCCACGGCTACTGCTCCCAGCTCAGCGGGGAATGTGGTGCAAAGAGTGGGATTTGCGACTGGAACAACAGCGATTAATTTTCAGGCTCAAACGCCGATTGTTTTGGCGTAGAGGATATTATGGCAACCAAAAAGCCGCTTTGCAATTATGATGGTACGATCCGGGAGCTGGCCGAAGAGGATAGCGTAGGTGAAAATACCGGATATTTTGATGTGGATGTAAATGGTTGCCTGCAACCAGCAGAATCTTTGCAGGCTGACGAATATTGGGATGTAGATGAAAATGGCGGGGTGATGCCAAAAGCATCGGTGACGGCTACAACTACAACCAAGTATTATGGCGCTGTGTTTGACGGCGGCGGATCAGCAATCGCTGCCGACAAAAAGGTGTATGTCCGAGTACCAGTGTCAGGGACAATCATCGCTGCCTATATCATGGCTGATGTTTCAGGGACAATAAATATTGAAGTCTGGAAAGACACCTTTGCAAACTTCCCCCCGCTTGTAGCTGACAAAATATCTGCAAGCGCTCCCATTGCCTTGTCGTCCTCCCAAAAAGGGGAGGACACAACTCTTACAGGATGGACTACGGCCGTGACGGCAGGAGATGTACTTTGCTTTAACGTGTCTGCTTTGGCGACCAGTATCACTTGGTGCGCCGTGGGGGTAATCATAGAATAAATGGCTACAATAACATCAAATTCATCTGGTAACTGGGCAACAGGATCAACATGGGTGGGAGGTGTAAAGCCCGCAGATGGTGACGAAGCCGTGATTGCTGCCGGGCATTCTGTTTTAATGGATGATGACCTGAGCGCTTACACAGGACTTCAGACGGTTACAATACAAGGAGCGTCTGGAACGCCTGGGATGCTGTATTTCAAAAACGGAACATCTGGATATTTAAAAATCAGAACAGGATATAATATAGTAGGCACAACCGGCACAAATTTAGGGCGGTTGCTCGCTAATTCAGATGGTGTGTGGGGAAATACTGGGAGTTTAGCTTACGCAAATAAAGCGGTTATTGACTTACAAGGTACTGCAAGCATTGTGGCAACATACCTTGATATTGCTTTGCATTGCACAGAGCCGACAAATAAGTATGTCAGAACGTATGGCACAAAGTATGACTTTACGGCATCTGGAACAACCGTTGACACTACGAACAACACAATAGATTTAGGAACTACTCCACCATCCGTCGGAACTGCTGTAATGATTACAGGCGCATCACTTCCTGGTGGTTTGCGTGATAATTATATCTATTATGTGCAATATGTTTCTGGGAATACTTGTAAATTGTCTCATCAAAATAGTGATGCAGTCATTGCAGACATAACAACCACAGGAAGCGGCGCATGTAGCTTAATCACTGGCCATACAAATACATCAACAGCGACTATGAATGTTCTTGAAGATGTAACGTCTGATAGTTGGACAAATGCAGATGCTTCTGTTTTAGTAAATTTTGGGCCGCAAAATAGAGATATCCAATATGCAACACTTGACACTATAAACTCATCAAGTATCGTATTATCGTCTAATGTTGATAGTATCCAAAGCCCAGGAGCCAGGATATATTTGATCAGAAGAAACGTATCAATAAGAGCTAATGGTTCACAGAATATTTTTAACTTTGAGAATGCAATAACACGGTCTGGAAAATTTTGTTGTGAAATATTCAATGCTAATGGTGGATCAGGTTTTGGGATATACTATGGTTCCGCACATACAATATCAGGTACAATATATGGCTTTAGTTATGGTGTTTTCAGAGCTAACGACTATACATGCTCTAGTGTAGTGTTATCATGCGGAAATGGATTATATGAAGGAAATAGATTAACTATATCTGGTACGATAGCTGGATGTACTGTTGGTGTTATACATACACAAACATCTGAAGTATCATGTAGTTTTTTTGGGTGTACAGTAGCCATAAGAGGAAAAAATATTATAATGTCAGGCATTGTAACAGGATGTGGAAATGCTTTTGACTCCTCAAATTATAATATCATTACAGGTAATATATTTAATTGTGATAACGCAGTAACTTCTAGTTTTGGTAATAAAATATCAGGCATAATATCTGGATGTAAGTATGGATTTATATATGGCAATCTTCATATAATATCTGGGATAGTAACAGGTTGCAACATTGGTTTATATTATGTCAATTTTGATTTATATGGTAGCGTAATAAATAATATTGTTGATTATAGATATGTTGGTATAGACGGATATTTTAACACTTCTTCAAGAGGGTTTCTATCAACTGGATTTTTTAGTTGGTCTTCTGGCGGCAAAATGGAGCATGAAACATCAACTGTTCCAGTAGGTAAAAGTTATTGCCATAAATTTATCTACGAAGACGGAGCTTTTGCAAACAAAATACAATTCGAAATTCACAAGGTAAGTTCTCAAACTGTACAAATAAAATGCTATGCAAAGCACGACACAACAGGTTTAACTGAAGCACAAAGGTTGCATTTTCAATTAATCAGTCTGGGAACAGGAGATGTATTAAGCGAATGGATAGCATCTGACTCGACCGACTGGCAAGATGGTACGCTATCTTATGTAAATACGTCATTTGTGCCAATGGCTGTCTTAATAACAGCTACACGTGCATCTGGCGTGGCGTATGCTTTAACTGATAATTTATTGATTTGTGGAGGAAGCTATTCTTTTGGAGGATAAATGAAAATACTTTTTGCTTTATTGTTTATGGCGACATCTGCTTTTGCTGCGGATGTTAAACTATCCTGGGAGCCTGTACTTGACGCAGCAGGATATAGGATATCAATGTCTTTAGATCAAGGTGTAACGTGGCAGGCTCCTATTGATGCAGGTAATGCTATTCCATTCACTTACACAAATGTTCCTGAAACTGGATTGGTTCTTTTTAAAATTGCAGCATATCGGGATAACGTCGTAAACTGGAACGAGTTTGCAGGAGCATGGTACGACCACAGGAAAAAACTTGGATATCCGACTGAGGTTGGAATTAAATAGGAGGTTGAATGGCGACAAGAGATGTTGTGCCAAGAGCGAATAACGAAGGAAACGTGGGCACTACCAGCAAGAAATGGGCAGGGATAAATGCTACAGCACTGAACGAATTGACAATGACAAAACAGACTACAGGATTCACTGTTGCAGGTGGAACAACCAGCAAAACGCTGACTGTTTCGTCTGACTTTAATACTTCGGACGCAGCAACCCAAGCGGATGCTATCGCCCTGGCGATTGCTTTAGGAGGATGAAATAAATGGCTAATGTTTTCAAGAATTTTAAGGCTGCAATGACAACTGGCGGGGCAACGGCATATACTTGCCCTGCGGCAACAAAAGCAATTGTTTTGCATTGCCAGGTGGCTAATATTGATGGGACAAACTCGGCTGATGCAAGTGTCCACTGGACTGATGATAGCGATAGCGACACGGCGGTGTATTGGGCAAAGACTGTATCTGTTCCTGCTGATACATCGCTGTCTGTGATTACAGGGAAACCTGTGCTTGAGGCAGGAGATACTATAGTTGGTACTGCAAGTGCTGATGGTGATCTGTATCTGAGTGGTGGTGTTTTGGAGATAAGCTGATGAGCCTGCAACGAATACCTCATGACACGACTAAATATAAGATGAATCCGGTGGAGTTGGTGAATATTGGTAATCGGCAGAGAATCGGTGTTATTACAGGATCGGTAACAAAAGTCTCTCCAACAATGACAGCTAATAATGCGCCAAATCCTTATGTGGTAAGTTCTCAAAGTGACTATTCAGCTTCATATCCTGCATGGAAAGCAATGGATGGAGTTACCGATCAAGATTTAGGCATGTGGTCATCTGCTGATAATAGTATTTCTGTTCCTCCATGGTGGAAAATAGATTTTGGATCAAACGTTATGGTAGATGGGTATAAACTGATGGGATATTATACAAATTCAACGTATCCTACAGCATGGACGTTTTATGGCTCAAACGACGATTCGAATTGGACACAGTTAGACTCAAGAACGACACAAACACTACCGTCAGGAGTGCTCTCTGATTTATATCAATTTTCGAATATTACCACATACAGATATTACAAAATAACTATTACAGCGATTTATGGGCTAGTGACAAGAGCTGTAATTGGAGAAATAGAATTATATAAATCAATTGTTTATAATAACTATATAGGTGCATAATGTATCTTCAGTTTATAGACTTAGAAAATTTCAATCAGTATGACTCATTGCCAGTCAAAATCAGGCTGGCTGATGGATCAACCAGAACATCTTTGTTTGAATATACTTCAGATCAGCTTGCAGGATTAGGGCTGTATCATTACACAGAAGCAACTCCTGAATATAATTCCTTCACACATTACGCTACAAACAACTGTACGTTTAACCATGAGTCAAGGACATTCATCAGGGAGATTGTTCCTTACGATGAGTCAACAATCAAGCAACAACTGATTAATGCTATTCAGGTGTATCTTGACACTGAAGCGCAAGCACATTTCTACGATGGGATTTTGTCCCTGTGCTCTTATGCGACCAGCACAAACCCAAAGTTTGGCCCCGAGGGTCAGGCTGGTGTCGTATGGCGTGACGCCTGCTGGACGGTAGGATACGCTGTTTTGGCTGCGTGCGAGGCGCAAACAAGACCCATTCCAACTGTTGAAGAGCTGCTGGCTGAAATGCCGGTGATGGTGTGGCCGTAAAAAAAAGGCTAAAAATAATGGAACAACAGGAAGTATCAACCATCTGGACTATTATCGCCGCTGCACTTGCGGCGGCTGTTTCTTGGGGAGGAAGTAAACATGCCATCGACACGCTTAAAAATGACATGAAGGATCAAAAGAAAATGGTAGTTGATGTTCAGGAGAGTTTGAAAGAAGTTGTTCCTTACAAATTCTGCCGGACTGAAAGAATCGATTGCAAAGATGAAAGACGGTCTTTGCATGATATGCTCGAAAAAAGGTTTGACGAGCTGGTATCAAAGATTGATCTCCAGGATGAGAAGCGACACGCCCACGCGAACAGGACACAATCTACTTACGGGGAGCTACTGACAAAACTCACCGAACTACAAACCAAAATTGATGAACGATCACGCAGATTCAGGAAGGACGATATAGAGTGAAATCTTCATTTAACAAAGCCTTTGAAATTGTGATTGGTCTTGAAGGAAAAGTATCTGATGATCCTCGTGATCCAGGTGGATTCACCAAGTGGGGGCTATCCAGTAAGTATAATCCTGAAGTCGGTATGTGGACAACACTTGAACAGGCCAAGGGAATCTATTACGAAAAGTATTGGGTTCCTGCTGGAAGTGAAACAGCTCCTTTTCCTTTGGATATTTGCCTCTTTGATGCAAAGGTCAACCCCCAGGACAACAAAGAATGGCCAGGGAATTCGATGGATGAGCTTATGAACTTTCATCCTGAGAACTGGCAGGAATATTTGATTCTCAGGATGTTGAGATATAGCAAATGCTCAAAAGAAGTATTTGTTCGAGGACATCTTAATCGAATCATAAGACTTTATGTCAAAATAAAGGAAATACAGAATGGACAACTGGCTAATAGCACAACTCAAAGATAATTTAATAACCATCTGGGCAATCCTTGAACTCCTTCGTGGGGCAGCGTGGCTGACCCCAACAGTAAAGGATGACAAGGTCATTACTTTACTACAGGGGATATATTGGGGAATCAGGGAAAAAAGAGCGAATAAATCAACAGGAACAAAAGATGAGTCTTGAAGATCGTCCACCCTCGCATGAAAAACGCTTTGCAATCACAGTTGATCTATTAAAACTATGGCGAAAAATGATAGGAGAACCTTATGGGACTAACGGCAGCGAACATCCTTGCAGTGATTACTGCACTACCCGGCTTAGTGAAATTGATAAGAGAATTGATGCAGCAATTGCAGGAGCAAATGGGGCCAGGGACAGGGAAAGAGAAGAAACAGGCGGTGCTTGATGTGGTTGCAGGGATCGTCGGAGATGAAACAGTCTGGGACAAGGTCAAGGGGATATTTTCCTGGACGATCGATTGCATCGCAATGTTCAAAATCAAGGAGGCGAAATGAAAAGATTATTGATGGCGGTGATGTTCATGGCGGCGATGTCCCTGGCGTCAATGGCGGTATCGGCACATGCTGCCGGGGATGACGTCTGCGGGAACAGCTTCGGGTTTTTTTATGACGAGGTGTTATTCCTAATCAAGTTTGAATCCGCCAATCCGGATTTGCCATGCGTCTCCGGCGTGGCGACATTGTACTGGCAGGACAGCAAGCGGGAGGGATCGTTTGTGGTCGACTCAAAAAATATTGTGAAGGTAAGCGGGATCGGGAAGTTTGTTCTGGATGGGTCGATGCTGTATTTTTTGGATTCGGCGTCGATTGTATTCGATGAATATTAACTGGCTCGTTGATCAATTTCCTGATGCCGGGAAGTTGATCATTTTCGTGGCGCCACGAAAATGGTTATGTTCCGGTTCATACCAATTTTCCCGGATGGTTAAAATGGTCTGGTACACATTATGTGTACCAGAGAAAAATCAAAAGGGGTTATGACTTTCGTCATAACCCCTTGATTTGTTTGGTAGGCACGATTGGGTTTGAACCAACGACCCCTACCGTGTCAGGGTAACTTTCTTAAAGAATATTTCATTAAAACAGATAGATATATTATATACTGATACACCATGACCGGCTATGTGTATCAATCAATATCAGGCATATTTTCAATAGCTGAAACCATCGCAGCGTTCGAAACGTGCTGATAATATTTTCGTAAGGTCTCTGGTGAAGACCCCACAATTTCAGACAATGTTTTGTAATCAGTACCGGATTCGATTGCAGTGGTTACAAAATAATGACGTAGGTCATAAAGACGTAATCGTCTGGTGATGCCAGCTTTTTCTTTTGCGATTTTCCATGCCTTTTTCAGACTGGCAATGCTTTTACCTTTATCATGAATGATCGGCCCGAGAGGATTGTTATCTGCTTCGTACCATTTTCTCAATGTTTCGATCAATAATGGATGAATCGGCACATGTCGAATACCTGGCCCGCCTTTTTCTGCAGATACAACCCGAATGACATTTTTTTCCCACAACACAGAATCCCATTTTAAGGCGAACAGCTCTACTGCACCCGGTCGGAGTCCGGTGTACCATGAAAGCGTAATCGCTCTTTTTAATCGTTCGTTTGCATGTTTAAGAATCGCTTTAACTTCTTCTTTTGTTGGAGGGATGATTACTGCGTCGTCTGGTAATGGGGCAACAAAATCTCGAATCGGGTTCATGGGTATCAATGGCGGCCTGCGTTTCGATGCCCAATTAAGGATTGCCTTGATATCGGTTATTTCCCTGCGGGCAGTGCTTGCCTTTACTGACCGACGACGGAGTCTGACATATTTTTCCATGTTGTCATAGGTTAACCGGATTGCCTGGATGTCGCCGAGAGCTGGCAGAATGTTTGCGGAAAGCCGCAACTGACACAGGTCTCTTGAGCTATCATTGCGAAAGTTTTTATTGATCAGGTATTCAGTTGCTAATTCGCTTAATGTTGGGCCGACAGAATCCTCGTTTTTTACAGGCCCTTTCTTTTGGAGATCAAGGCTTTCGTTTCGTAGCCTGGCCTTTTGTTCAGCTATGGCACCCCTACCAAAGTATTCACACTTTCTGGCGTTTATGTCCTTTCCGTCTGGGTCTGGATAGCGAACAACCCAACGACCATCTTTTAATTGGTGGACGCTCATTGCACGCCTTGTCTGCCGAAATAAATCATTGAATGTCTCTTGTGTAATTCAAAATTTTCAACATACCTGTCAATCAACGGTTTGTTGCCTTTCAGGATCAGCAAGTTTTCTGCATTCGATTCTTCGGCTGCTTTGCTGAAATTGAAACTGCCGGTGATCACCGTATCCTTATCGATGATCATGATTTTATTGTGCGCTATCTTGTGGCTTGAATCGATGTAAACCGGGAATCCTGCGTGGGCGACAAAATCTGCGGAGGAATACTTTTCTTTTTTCTGGCTTTTGTCGAGAACAACCTCGATCCGCACGCCTCGTTTTCCAGCATCCACTATGGCCTTTGCAATTTGGGCGCTTGTGAATGAATATGCCTGAATGAGGATTTCTGATTTGGCGTTTTTCAGTTCGTTGACGATGGCGTTTGTGGTACCGCCGTTGGGGGAAAAGTAAATATCGACAGTCCCCGTCGAGTTGAATTGTTCAGCTCTGGCTCTGACAGGTTGAAACCCAAATTGAAAGACGAGAAATATAGCGCAAAAAGACACGAACAGTTTTCTTGAAGTGTTGTCCATAATAGAATCCTGTCCCAAGCTTATCCGTTGATGTTTTGGTTTCATTGTTTATTTCTTATACCCAGCTCTAAGCTCAACGTATGCATATTCATCCCAACAAGTGTTTATCCAGTCATCCCGAAACAATACGATAATGACGTTTTTGATTATTTGATGGTCTCCTTTATGTAACAACTGTATTCTATTCGTATATGGCGGCGCACCACAGAATCTTCCGATAATTCTACGTTTGTTTTGTTTTACCCGGTATTCTTTTCCAGGGCGTTTAGTCTTCCCTCCATCAAATCTAATTTACCTTTCTGCTGCTCAATGGTTGTTTCATGAAGCCTGACCGTTTGTTTCAGAATTGCAATTTCTTTAAATGATTTTAAGTTTGTATCAATTGCGCTGATGAGTTCTTTGTCGCCTGAACCCAGTATTGCATCAAGGTTATGGTGCATTTCTTGAAATTGAAGGTTCGCTTTTTTTGTGACATCTGGAAAATTGATCACGTTCATATTTTGGTTTGCCAGGTTATTTATGTTTGTTTCATCTGTTTTGATGATTGACCAATAATCGATATCAATTTTACTGCATATTTTTTTTCTTGATTCTTCGGACGTACCTACCTTGCCGGATAAAATGTTTGATAAATTAGCTCGTTTCAGTCCAAGGAATTTGGCTAAATTCGACTGATTATCTCTCCAGTTATTATCCTTCCACTCATTTAAAAATAACCTGAACCTTTCGTTACTTTTCATGTTGTATCCTTATAGGATTATTTTTGTATCCTGTGGGGATTTTTTTATTGACACTTGTATCCTGAAAAGATACAAATGAGTCATGAAAAACATGAAATATTCAGAAATCGCAAGACAAGCTTGTCTATCAAGGCAGTATTTGTCGAATATCATAGCAGGACGGAAGCGTCCGTCATGGATAGCTGCAAAAAAACTTGCGATTGCTACTGGTACTGACCCCGTGCTCTGGCTGGAAGGAACAATCGAAGAAATCAAGACCGCCATCTACCAGAAACCGGACACAACTTTAAAATAAATTTGGATACAGGAATCGTTATGCAGTGTTCTGAATGCCCTATCAGATGGGAAGGTGGAGGAAGCATGAAAACGAATAATCCCCTGAATATCAAAGTCGATGATCGGCTTCTTCAAATCGTCAACACCGCAACGAATTCGCTTGACTGCTCTTTGTCTGAACTGGTCCGGGCCTGTCTCGAAATCGGTATTCCGGTCGTTACTTCACATCCGGACATGTTGAAATTATTGCCGCTGCGGTCGTCTGGGTCAATAAAACAAGGGTAATATTGTAGTGATACGGACCAATAGATATCCAAGGTATTCGATATGACAGCCGACCACATTGCGCTGTTACACCAGCAACAAGCATTGATCATGCAAATCGAGGAAGCCACTAGGCAGTTGTCCGAAGTCAACAAGGCTTTGTTCCCTCCCGTAAAGGAGGCACGGAAGAAATGGGATCGCAAAGATTGGGAGTTGAAGTTGAAAAAAAGAATGAAAACGGAGACATGATGCAAGACACCTGCAAATCATGCCGTTTGCGGCCGGCAGCAGGGTATGTCGTAAGGCACGGAATTTACCTCGCTAACCTGTGTGTGAAATGTTGGCGCAAAGGAGAAGCGATTGACACGAATAAGCGCAATTACACGACGTGCGGAAATGGACACCACAGGGGGAAATCATGACCGATAGATCGACAATCAACTACATGCGGGGCACACGTAAGCTGGCTTCTGGTTATGACCGCTGGCTCGATTCTTATCCAGACGATGAACCGGAAGACGATACGCCCGATGAAACCGATGACGCAATCATTAACGAATACGAATAGAACCTTCCATCTGATGGCCAGCCACCTCCAGGTGCCGCACCGTCCGGCACAGCAAACAAAGCCCTCTCGCGAGGCTGGCAAGAAAATGGTTCCCATCCCATTTTCTCCCACGGTGAAAGAGGGACAGGCGGACACTTACAACCAACAACCTTCAGGAGGATACCGATGAAAGCATTTTCGATTTTTCTTTACCTTTGCACCAAATATCAAGACCTGCACAGCCGCTGGATTCTTTTCGGAGAATGGCTTCGTGACGACCCATGCCTGGAGAAAAGATTCCAGATGGAAACCTTCATCGAGGTAATTTCATAAATGGAATTACCATCCGTAACAACCATCCTATCGCCATTTGCCGATTTTTCGGGGATCCGCCCGGAAGTTCTGGAAGCAGCGGCCTCCCGCGGGAGCCGGGTTCATGCGGCATGTGCCGCCCATGTGCAGGGATTGTGGGCCGATTGTTACCTGGGGCCGGAAGAAAAAGGGTACTTCAAGAGTTTCCTGGACTGGTCAAGCCGGGCGGTATCGGAATTCCATACCATCGAAACAGAAATGATCGATACCGGGTTCGGCTACATGGGGCACCCCGACGCAATCATAAAGATGTCGGGGGATAATGAATTATCCGTCATTGATTACAAGACCCCTGCGGCTGAGTCTAAAACATGGCTGCCGCAAATAGCGGCTTATGCGCACCTTTCCAGACTGAATGGATTTGATGTTCGGAAAGGATTTGTTATCCGACTGCGGAAAGATGGTGGCAAGGCAATCGCCACACAAGTTGATATCGACGGAGAACCCTGGGCGGCTTTTTTGAATGCTCTGGGCGCATACCGATATTTTAAGACGGGGAGGTAGGAACGTGAAAAATGATGTCGCCCTTATGCCTTCTAAATTTAACAGTAAAAATCTGGTCACACTCAACTATGACAATAAGGAAATCAATTTCAACGAAGATGGTTGGTTCAACGCAACAGCCGCAGCCGCTATTTATGGAAAAAGGCCGGTTGATTGGCTGGCACTTGATACAACCAAGGAATACATCAACATCCTTTCTGACATTCTCAAATGCGAGAATTCCTCGCATTTGAAAACCACAAAAGTTAGAAGTGAGGATTCCTCACTTCTAAAGGTGAAGAGAGGAGGCAAAGGCAAGTCAGATTCAACATGGTTTCATACTAAATTAGTTGTACCCTTTGCACGATGGCTTGACGTTAAATTCGCAATTTGGTGTGACTGCGAGATCGATAAGATTATTCGTGGCACTCATCCCCACTTCGACTGGAAGCGTGTCCGTCATGAGACCACCAGTTCCTACAAGGTCATGAGCGCCGTTCTTCAACTTGTTCGACAGAACAACGGGAAGCAAACCCAATTCTTTCACTACGCAAACGAGGCCAAGCTTATCAACTGGGCCATTACCGGAGAATTCAAACCGCTTGATCGGGACAGTTTGAACTATGAAGAACTCGACTTGCTTGCAAAGCTGGAAGAACGCAACGCCGTGCTGGTCGGTTGCGGATTAGGTCGTGAAGATCGCAAACTGGCTCTTTCCAAATTCGTTTCTGAGTTTAAGTATCCGATCATGATCGATGTAGAGGCCAACGCATGACCAGCACAAAAACAGAATGCACTTTAAAACGAGGGAGGCAGTAATGGATTTCATGGCAGCAATAAACACGACAGACGAAACCCCGGTCCCAACAAAATCCGCGCCGGCGGTCATTAATATCAACGATTCAAACCAAGCATGTCTTGTGCTGAAAAAAACATACCTGCCCGAAATCGAGCGGATGAAGGCGCAGGCATTCGCACACATCGTGAAAGACGAGCAGACCCACAACGAGGCCATTACCATGGCAGGCCAGGCCAAGAAAATGGCAACGGCCATAGAAAAGAAACGCAAGGAAATAATCGAAGCACCGGGCGAGTTCGTAAAGACAGTGAATAATTTCGTAAAGGTCTTTCGGGATTCTCTGGATGAAATCGACCGGAAATTGAAATCCGGCATTCAGGCCCACATGATCAAGGTGCAGATGGAACAGCGGGAAGCCCAGGAGCGGGCACGCATCGAGGCCGCAAAAGTACAGCGGGAACTTGACGCACGTGCGGCTGTCTTGAACGCACAGCGGGAAGAACAGGCCGCAAAGGCTGAGCAAGCAGGCATACCGGCAAAACCGCTTGAACCTGAAGTAATGGCCCCGGTCGTGGTCGCCCCGGTCGTGCCGGTGCAGAAGGTCTTCCGCAGTGAAACCGGATCGTCGGTACACCTTCGCAAGGATTGGGTGTGGGAAGTTACTGATTTGGAGAATGTACCGACAAAATACCTGGTGATTGACAAAGTCGCTGTGAATCAAGCGATAAAAAGCGGCATCCGGGAGATACCTGGAATCCGAATCTTTGAAACCGAAACAGCAATCATTAAAGCATAAAGGAGGCAGAACAATGACTGAAAATTTACCAGTACGGGCGCAAGATTTCCCGTCGATGATTCAGAAGTTTAGGGGTGAAATTGAACGTGCGCTTCCCAAACATCTCAATGCGGATCGGATGTGTCGTATTGCATTGACTGAGTTCCGCAAAAACCCAAAGCTTGCAAAATGTGACCCTCGCAGTGTGTTTGCGGCGGTTATCCAATCGTCTCAGTTGGGTCTTGAAGTTGGTTTGATGGGCGAGGCGTCGCTTGTGCCGTTCAAGGATGAATGTCAGTTAATCCCTGGTTATACTGGGTTGATGAAGTTGGCGAGAAATAGCGGTAAGGTCAAAGATATTTACGCTCATGAAGTTCGTGAGAATGATTTTTTTGAGCTTGTTTTTGGGCTTGATCGGTCTTTGAAGCATATCCCATTGAAGGCCATAAAAGGCGGGTTTCCTGCAACAGAGGAAGAGCGTGGCGATATCGTTGGATATTATGCAGTAGGGGTGTTGACTGATGGATCGACAACATTTCAGGCTATGAGCCAGCAGGAAGTCAGTAAAATTCGTGATAAATCCGCCAATTATAAACTTGCTAAACAGTATGGCAAGACGACAATCTGGGATGACCATCCTGTTGAAATGGGCAAAAAGACTGTTATCCGCAGGTTGTGTAAGTACCTACCGAAGAGCCCTGAGCTTGCTGAAGCTTTGGCTATGGATGCTGTTGTCGAGTCGTCGGGCAGGCAACAAATTACTTTAACTGATGCTGTTAACGGGACATGGAGTCCATCGGTGGACGATTTCCTTGACGTTGATTCCGTTACCGTGATTGATCAAGAGATAATTGTTCAATTCGATAAGCTTGTGTCGGAGTATGGTGTTGATACTGATAAGATTGGTGAGTTTATCCGTCTCACCGCAGATGCCAATAAGGCGACTATCGAAAGCTTGAAGTCTCGGGCAGTTGCGAACTGGAACGAATTCGTTAAAGCTTTTGAAATCTGGTTGTCGAAGCAGACCAATGGCAACAAACCGGCGGAATCGCCACCGGCACCAGAGGCGGAAACCGGAACCGGGACTTCAGTTGAGCAAGTGAGTTTTTCGAAAGAGTATAAGGAATTGATGAGCGTGAAGAAACAATTCCCGAAATACTTTGCCGAGGCCAAAAAGGAATTGGGCATTTCACCTGATACAATCATGAACTGTCTCAATCTGTCCGCTTTCATCAGCCAAAAGGTTGATCAGGAAGCGGCTGCCGCTGAACAGGTTGAATCCCAGGTTTTCGAAATCCCACCGGTAACAGATACTTCCGGGTTTTAACCATGGAAATGAAACGCCCAGTCGATGAAAAGATTTGCGCCTACTGTGACCACTACACGTTTAGGGTGCGGCAGGACGGCGATAAAGAGCGCGGCTGGGCGTTCTGTAAAATGCACGGGAAATGGTTTACTCGCCAGGATACCGGGATACCGGCAGGAAAAAGGATATGTTTGAAGTGGGAGTGACAGGACGATAGCACTGCCGCCATATTACGTATCGCTGGGAATGTATCTCATGAGTCCAAGATGGACGTTATCGACAATGGTTACACGCAGGTTGTTACGGCCAAAACCGGGATCGCAAGGGTCGGTAATGTTGAGGTACCGAACCCGGTTACTTTGCGGCCATATCGGACTTTCCTTGAAGTCGAAAACCAGCCGGCTGGTTTGTTTGTATTTCGTATGCGCAGGTCAGAAAACAGAATTGAATGTGCAATTTTTGAAGCTGATGCCGGGTTATGGAAATTGGAAGCGATAAAAGAAATCAGGAAATGGCTGGCATCGCATATCACCAACGTTGAAATCGTCGGATGAAAACCATGGAAAATACAGACCCCAAACTGAAAGCCTGGATCGGCATCGATCCAGGCGCAACCGGCGCATACAGTATCTTGCGTGAAAATGGCAATTACGAGATCGAGGACTGGGACGATGAATTTGTTTTTTCCAACATTATGGCCGAATGGAATGAGGATTACGACATAACACTTGCTGTTGTGGAATCGCAGCATTCCATGCCGAAACAAGGTGTTTCGAGTGTCTTCAAATTCGGCACCAATTACGGCTTGATCCGAGGCGTACTGGCTGCACACAAAATCGTTACAGAACTCGTCCCACCCCAAACATGGCAACGCGCCATGCTTCACAATGCCGACGGAACGGATACCAAAACCCGGTCTATCGTATCGGCACGCAGGAATTTCCCAGGCATCCAACTCAAAAAAACCCAGCATGGAAGAAGTGATTCTGTCTTAATGGCTTTGTATGCCATGAGGCTACACCGACATGAATAGACAAGGGGGTAAGTATGACCGAAACATTGAAGGACTACGTTAGAATCGACATGGAAAAATGGAAAGACAAATCCACCGGCTGCCCTGGTCGCGACAATAACTATTGTCGCCTGATTCGCAGCACGTGCGTTTATGAAAACTGTCCTATGCAGTATTGGGGAAAATGATATGGCCAGTAAGGGGACTCGCGAATCACTTGCAATCTTGGGTTGCGTCAAGACCATCAATGACCAGTTTTTCGAGCAGATATCCGAAAAGCCGCCCGAGTTGGTGGATATTATCAAAAATATAAACGTTCAATTGGGTAACGCATTTCACTATTGGGATGAGAGATTCACAGCAAAAGACATGCGGCGATTAGAAGCAAAGCTTAATGCGTTGACTGACAAAATCCCCATGGATACCGAGTGCGATATCACGGTGGTCACGTCGTTCGTACTGGCCTTGCTGGAAGACCTCAGCCTAAAGCTGAAGCCAGCCAAGCAAAATGCTTTGCGGCACCTCATACGAGCGGTGTTGAGACTGCACGAATATTTTGCGCAGCCAGAAGCAGATCGTGAGCACGAGTGCAACTTGAGCGGTGCACGGTCTGCCGATGCCTGGCAGGACGAGGCTATCCGTTGAATAGGCTGCGTAGTTCATTGTTTATTTTCCTGACGGTGCTACTCGCAACCACGGGCACCGTCACCGATGGATACATCCAACACGACAATCACCCGATTGTCGTGTGTGAACTTGGGATGATTTGGATACAGCCGCCCGACGTGCTGTGGTAATCATCGAGATAATGAGGTGTAATTATGAAATTCGGGATTTTTAAATGCGCCAATTGTGGGGCCGATTATGAAAAAAGAGCACCCAGGCAAACAACATGCAGCCGGAAATGTTCTACTGCGCTCTGGTATCGTCTTCACAAAAAGGAACCCCCTGCGGACAACACGGGGATCTGTCAGAACTGCGGCGAAGAATACGAACGAGCGCGAAATGGCATGGGACAAAAGTATTGTTCGCCCAAATGCAGGCGGGCGTATATCAAGAAGTCAAACCACGTTTTTAATGGTGTTTGCGTCGGGTGTGGGGTGACATTCGGCCTTGAAACGAGCGGGCCAGCTCAGAAGTTCTGTTCGGAGCAATGCCGAACAAAATATTATCGGAGACAAATCGTTTCTCAGGGAATTTACAAAAAAGACAAGGGACGTGTGTTGGCAAAATGCCCTGGGTGCGAAAAGACATACGAGACCGATAGAAATTATATCGGTACCGGCACCCCGAGATTCTTTTGTTCGGACTGCAAAAAAAAGAACAGTTACATACATATTTACAATCCACACGACTGCAGCGCTCAGGCGGTGGCGACACTATGAACAAAATAGAAACAACAATGGTTATAAAGAAGATGTATGCCGTCGCCAAGGAAATGTCATCTTTGGCAACGATTATGACTACGCTCGATATTGATGATGATGAAGCATGGAAGAAACATGGCGCACAACTAATGGGGGCTTCGGATATTCTAAAGGGTTGGGGGGATGTCTTGAAGGAAAAATATGACCAGTAAAATCATCGCATACTCAGGTGTTCATGGCACCGGCAAAACCACGGCCGTTTACGAAGCGGCTGCGGAACACAAGAAGCAGGGGTACAATGTTGGGATTATCCTTGAAACCGCCCGAAAATGCCCCTTGCCCGTTTTGTCAGTTGGATGCAGCAAACCTACCATGTTGGCCCAGCAATGGATTTTTTCCCGCCAGATACAAGAAGAAATCGAGGCTTCTATCCTTTACGATGTTGTTGTGACGGATCGAACGCTGGTGGATGCCATCGCTTACACAACGTATTTTGGTTATCTGAGTATGGCGGATGCCATGAAAGCCCTTGCGTTTCACAACCGATATTCCGAAGTCCATTTCCGGACAATCAACAACAACAATTATTGCATCGATGACGGGTTCCGGGCACACGAAGACCGGGAACAACGTATCGATATCGAGCGGATTATGATTGAGACATATCACAGTATGCACATACCGTTGATTTTCGAATGAATGCTTTTGTTGTTCTATCAGGCTCACCACCTCGGGTGCCATTCGGGCCAGGCGCGGCAAACAAAACTTCATCACAAGGTGGGCGTCGGCAAACCATTTGTCGATCTTTTTAAGAAATGAAGCGGGTCCGAATTTTTTATAAAATGATTAATCATAAGTAGTTGACACGTCAACCACGCGTGGGGCACGCGTCAACCACGCGTCAATCACGTGTCAACCACGAGTGGCATACGAATTACGATTTTCACGAATAGGGGGGGTATGTCTCGCATAAGGACAATCAAGCCTGACTTTTTTCGACACCATGAAATATACCAGGCTGAAACCGAAACAGGTTTACCACTACGTGTCGCTTATATAGGACTGTGGCTGGTCGCTGATCGTGAAGGCTTGTTCCGGTGGCGGCCAGAAGTGCTGAAATTAGATGTTTTGCCTTATGACAATGTTGACTTTTCACGCGTGCTTCACGCGTTGACCACGCGTGGCTTTCTCGTGCGTTACGAAATCGCAGGAAAAGCTTACGGGTGGATTCCGACGTTCAAAAGTCACCAAGTGATCAATAACCGGGAGGCTGCCAGTATTTTGCCTGCACCCCCCGAAGGCACGACTATTCAAAACATACAAAACTTACAACCTTCTGATAAAATAGTAAATAATGACGTGTGCGTGACGCGTGATTCACGCGTGGGGCACGCGTCAACCACGCGTCACGATCTTGCACAAGTGGAAGGGGAAGGGGAAAGGGAAGGGGAAAAGGAAGAAGGAAGAAAAGCTATTAGCTCAGAACCGAAAAAACCCGGTTCCGAGCCTCCGGCCACCCCTCCGGTTTTGGTTATCCCCCTGATGTCGAAAAAGGGATGCCCTGAAAAAGTATTCAACGTGACTCAGAGGATGATCGATGATTGGTCTGCTGACTACCCTGCGGTAAACGTCTTGCAGGAAATCAGAAATATTCGGCAATGGAACATGGCGAATCCGACGAGAAGAAAATACGAAAAGGGAATTTTAAGGCACATCAACACATGGCTTATGAACGAACAGAACCGCGGCGGTACTGTCAACCGTACCCCTGGGCTGATGAAAGGGCAATCGAAAACCTACGAGCATAACGTTGCTGCAATCTCACAAGCAATGCTCGAACTGAAGCAGGAAGGAGTAGCAAGATGAAGCAAACAGACATTGACCGTTTTGGAAACGCTTTTGGTTCACTATGCGAAGTATTTGAAAAGCAATCATCGCCGGTTATCATCAAGGCTTACTTCAGAGCGCTGGAAGGTTTCGACATTGCCCAGGTCGAAAAAGCGATATGGGAATCGATTACGAAATTCAAATTCTTTCCGAAGCCAGTGGAAATTATTTCGCTGATAACCGGTGGCGAGCAAAAACCTGAAGATATCGCCATGGTCCAGGTGAATGAAATCATGCGCCAGGTACGGGAAATCGGAAGCTACCGCACGCCCGTCTTTGGCGATACGATCACGGCTGACTTGATGGCCTCCCGGTGGTCATGGAAATCTGTCTGCTCGATGACCGAAACCGAGCACAAGTGGTTTGCCAAGGAATTCGTTGAGGCTTACCGGGCACACCGTGGGCGAAATAACCACATTGCAATCGAATGTGGCCCGACAAATCGGCTGCGGTTGTTGGCCGGTGGAATTGGAAAATGACGATGTTTGAATTTCAAAGCGCAGTTCGGGAGATTTACGCTTTCTTCCGGCAAAAGATTCCGAACGATGACACGATCGGGCTGTGGTTCGCCAAGGTTAAGCATATTCCGTCCGGCAGGCCGTTTGAGGAAATTGTCGCAAGCATAACGAATCTTGATAATTTGCCCAAAAACATGGCAAACGCATTTTCGAATGGCTGGTCGGCGTGGATGAATGCAAATCGGGATAGCATTCACCAGCAGATGGAAGCGCAAAAGACCAAGTGCGATTATTGCCGTAATACCGGGTTTTTGTTTTCGCAGAGCGGCCAGTACACGTATGTTTCGAGATGCCCGAAGTGTCGGAATTGGATCGTTGATGTCAACGAAAGCCTTCCGGCATACACGGTTGAAGAGCTAAGGGGAATGGGTTTTGTTTTGATGAAATAGTCCGAAAAAGCAGAAACGTGGTTTAAGGGGTCTGTGCTTCTTTTTGGCGGTAGCTGATTAATGAGGCATAAAAAGACACACGAGAGGTCATGAAAACGTTAAGGTAATCATCACAGTTCGTTTTTTGATAGGTTTCGAGTCGAAGCAAACAGCAGGAATGCAAAAAATACGAAATTGGGGGTATCCGTGACAGAAATTGGAGATTTTCAAAAGACAATCGGGGAATGGCAAAAAAAAGCCTTTCCGGATTTGGCATGGACAGGAAGCATTAATCATTTGCGACGGGAAGTCAGAGAACTTACGCTTGCCATGTTCGATTACGATCTTGATGGGATCAAAGAAGAAACGGCGGATTGTATGTTTATTTTGTTTTGGTTCGCCAACAAATTTGGCTTCTCCATCGAGGACGAAATCAATCGAAAGTTTGAAGTCCTCAAAAATCGAAAATGGGGGAAACCTGACAGTGAAGGCGTGATTGAACATATCCGGACGGAGGGAGAAAAATGAGAGTCGCAATTGTCGGATCAAGGAAATTCCAAAATAGAGAAAAAGTCATTGAGCTTGTAAACAGCCTGCCGCAGGAAACAGTCATTGTGTCTGGTGGATGCCACGGGCCAGATAAGTGGGCCGAGGATGCCGCAAGAAAACGGGGGATGGATGTCGATATCTACTTACCAGACTTGCCGAAAAAGAATGCTCCCTGGTACGACTTCACAAAAGCATACTATGCACGAAACATGAAGATTGCTCAAAACTCAGATGCCATGCACGCATTTGTAACACCGGATCGTACCGGGGGGACTGAAAATGCAATCAAATATGCAAAGCAACTCAATAAGAACGTGACGGTGCATGATGGGGAGTAAAACACAACCACCAGAAGGTTACGGAACAGCCGCGGAGCTTGCGAGGTTGGTTGGTGTAAACGGACCGCGCATCAGTTGCCTCCAACAACAAGGTTTGTTCGACTCTGCGAAAATGGTTACAATTGACGGTCGCACATTTTACAACTTGAAACTCGCTTGCGAAATCTTTAGCCAAAAAGTTGACCAGTCACAAAACCGAAGCGGCAACAGGCGCAAACTCGTTTGTGCGGTTGAGGATGATCAATCCATACCCGTTTCATTATTCGCAAGTGATGAAGAATTTGTGAAAAAAAGTGTCAATATGAACTTTTCAGAAGCACGAGCGCTGAAGGAAGAGTTTATTGCAAAAATAAAAAAGCTTGAGTTTGAGGAAAAAACCGGGATTCTCATACATGAGGTGGATGTGAAACATGGAGCTTATGAAATGTATCGCAAAACCCGTGACACCCTTGTGAATGTAATCGACAGGATCAGCGCTCAACTCGCAGCCGAACAGAGCGAGGCCGTTGTACGATCAACACTTGAAGCCGAAATACGGGGAGCGTTATCACACATTCGGGAGCACTTCAAATATGATTGATGGGCGAAAGCTTTACATTAGGGCGGCATGTCAGGCGCTTGAGCTTGACCCTGTCACTACTGTTGACGAATGGGCCGATATGAAAAGAGTTCTGAACTCTGGAACATCGAGAGAGGCAGGCCAATATCGTACCAGTCGCACGCCATACTTGCGGGAAATCATGCGGGTTTTGTCCGTCACTCAAACAGACGTGACCGATATTGTCATTATGAAGGCAACTCAGATCGGCGGATCGGAAGTGGCAAATAACTTTATCGGTTATATCATCGACTATGCGCCAGGCCCGATATTGTACATGCTTCCTACAGTCGAACTGGCTGAACGTCACAGCCGTAGTCGTATCGTGCCAATGCTTGAAGAAACACCAAGCCTTACAGCCAAAATGGCAAAGCTGAGAAACCGTTCCGGCGGCAATACTGTCTTGTCAAAATCGTTTGTCGGCGGCGTTCTCTACATGGCAGGGTCTAACTCCGGGGCGGCGTTTCGTAACGTCTCAATCCGATATCTGGTGCTTGATGATATTGACGGATTTGAACCCGATATCGATGGCGAAGGTAATCCCGTAAGTCTGGCCGAACGCAGGACGGACACATATTCGAGCAGGAAAAAGATTCTGAAAGTCAGCACTCCTACACAAAAAGGAGCGTCGATGATCGAAAAAGAATTCTTGATGTCCGACCAGCGTTATTACCATGTACCCTGCCCTCTTTGCGGAACATATCAAAAACTCACATTTGCAATGAACGACGAAGATCACGGGGTGATGTTTACCGAAGACGACGGCGATATTACAGATGTCTGGTATGTTTGCTGCCACTGTCACGAAAGATTTGCGGAACATCATAAGAACAAGATGCTCGCAATGGGGAAATGGGTCCCGACATTCCCGAACAGGAAAAGGCGCGGATATCATATCACCGGTCTCCTGTCACCTCTTGGGTTCGTGTCCTGGAAGCAGATCGCCCAGGAATATGTAATTGCCAAAAGTGACGCCATGGCAATGAAAGTGTGGGTCAATACCCGGCTCGGGCAACCGTTCGAAGTAGCCGGCGAACAGCCCGAATGGGAAAACCTGCGGGCCAGGTGCGAACCCTACCAGCCCATGAACCCTCCCGCAGGCGTAGCGTTCATCACGTTAGGCGTCGATGTGCAGGAAAATCGTATCGTTGTTGTTGTCCGTGGATGGGGCAAAGGTGAGGAATCCTGGTTGATTTGGTACGGTGAGATTTTTGGGGAATGGGAATACCAACTCGACGAGTTGATTAATTACAACTTCACACGAAATGGGGAAAGCATCCCGGTCGTGGGGATCGCAATTGACTCCGGTTTTAAAACGCAGCAAGTGTATGCCTTTTGTCGTCAACGCAGCGGGCGTGTGTTTGCCGTAAAGGGCGAGCGTGCCAGAAATAAACCCGTCCTTGGAAAACCATCCGAAGTCGATTTGAATTGGAAAGGGAGGCGGATCCCTAAAGGTGTTAAGCTTTGGGCTATCGGTACCGATGTCGGAAAGTCAACTTTTTACAGCAGGCTCAAAAGCAATACCACTAAAGGCCCATGTTGTTATCATTGGTATATCGGGCTCCCTGATGAATACTTCCTGCAAATTACAGCCGAAAAAATCGAGACCCATATCCGGAACGGCTACCCTGTCCTTGAATGGGTCAAAACACGGGATCGTAACGATGCCCTGGATGCCGAAATATATGCCTACGCTGCCGCCATTCGCTCCGGTGTTCTCTGGCTCGGAAAGCCGGTAAAAGAAACGGCTCGGAAAAAGAAGGCAAATGTTAAAGTAACAAGTTCTTTTCTTGGAAAATAAGAGGGAAAACATGACAACCGAAAAGCTTATCCATGTTCGCACCGCTGCTATCGCTCTTTGTTGCACCGATCGACATATTTACGATATGATCAGGACGGGGAGAATTACAGCCATCAAGCTCGGGCCGCGAGGCTTGAGGGTGGTCAAGGATTCAGTCGATGAATACATTCGGAAAAATAAGTACCAGGCGAAGCGAAAATAACAAGGAGGTCGAAATGGAAGATCAAGCACGATACGGGGTAAGGGTGCCAGAAAGTCTCGTCAAGGACGGTGTGGTTGAAAGACCCAGGCATACGGATATCGTGTATCTCTTGCCGGGTGGGCACAACAGGTATATTAAAGATATGAATGCTTATTGCGATTATCTGGAGTCAAGATTCGAAGATGTAATCGAGAACTATGTTAAAATAGAAAAGATGATTACAGATTTGGAAAAATCAAAAAACACGCTGTGACTGAATAGCCGCTGGGCAGGCGAGTAATGCGGCCGATGAAAGTCTGTCTGAGTTGGAAAGCTGCGAGGCGGGTCGTTCGAATCGACCAGCGGTTATTTATTGTACTATTGACACCCCACACAGATTGTGACAGTGTATTTTCACTAAACAAAAGCGGCACCCGCGCCGTCAATGCGGTTTTTTTGTTTCTGCACGCCTTCAATGGCGGGGATGATAGCCTGAAATACAACACCTTCGGGGAATACAGGCAGCCGTCTTTTGCGGTAGTTGAGTCCTCGCTTTCTTATTCAAAACCGACCACACACTAAACAAAAGGGGGTTTTATCATGACACAAAACACCGCAGTTATTCCTTTCACGTTTGAAACCAAAGAAGTCAGAACCACCACAGATAATCATGGAAATCCATGGTTCGTTGCGAAAGATGTTTGTGATATCCTTGGCCTCGAAAATATTACTAATGCCTTGGTTAAGATTCCAGAAAAGCACCTGGGTTTAATTCGATTAATGTCAGGTGGTCAGTTCAGGGAAATGAAAACGGTTGATGAACCCGGCCTTTACCGCTTGATCCTTCGAAGTGACAAGCCCCAATCTGAGCCGTTCATGGAATGGGTCACACCCGAAGTCCTGCCCCAAATCCGCAAGACCGGATCATACACTGCATCGCCCAGCCATAAGAAATTTTGTTCCAGGTGCGGGAATAAAAAGCCGTTTTCGGAATTCAACAAGAACTACGGGAAGCCAGACGGATACAATTATTCGTGCAAGGAATGCAGCAATGAAGCGGCGAGGCTGAGATATGAAACCAGGCGTCGTGCGGCTTCTGCGGATCCGCCGATACCGGCTGACATCGATGCCGATGCACTGATCGAGACAGTCACAAACAGGGTGATCGACAAGATATGGTCAGTCGTTAAAAACACTGGGCCGCAGCCGTGCGATGGATAAAAAAGATAGACGACCAAATATTAAGCCGCGGGTTTCTCGATTGAAGAAACCAGCGGCTTTTTTTATGGTCAGAATTGGATTTTAAAGAAATGCTTGCTGAGGATTTCGAAGATCGCTTTTGACCGTCGTTTCGGCCCAGCGATCTGGTCTATCTGTTCCAACATCCAAAACGGTAATTGAATGCTGGTTTTGACCCGCTTGTCAAGCGGGTCTTTTTTTGGGGCCCCAGCGCCGGGGCGGGCGCCACCTCTAATTTCAGTTTTCATGGTGTTAACTCCGTCTTCACAAAAGTCTAGATTATTAAACAATTTCCCAAAATTTCCCACCATTTTCCCCACCTGTTTGATGCTCTACTATTTTTGGGCCTGATGGTAATTGTGAAAACCATCTATTTAAACCATCTCTTATGTGTTTATTTTTTAAATCGATAAATATTGAGTTGTCTTTGATATAAAACGCCATATTCTCAATATACCCAAACGTATCGATTGATTCATCATTATGCAGACAATCCGGAACGGTGTCACCGGGGCCGTAGTCGTTTACACATGAACATCCTTCGTGACGAACAACAGGAATACCATAATGACTTGAAGATGAGTATGTTGTTAGTTTCAAACTGCTTCCATTAGCATATTCTAAAAATATTGTGTCCATAATCTTTTCTCCCTACGATGCCATGGTTTTAGTTATTAAGATTCGCAATCGCCATAACAGACCGTACCACATTTATGGCAAATCATTTTGTCCATCTGCCCAATTCTTTCAGGTTTTCCAATCATGGCCTCAAATTTTACTTTTCGATCAGATTGTTCTTTAATGTCAATTTCTTCGTAATGGTCACGTATATCTTTACACATGGCTTCTGTTATTAGTTCGTTTCCTTTATACGCCGAACCGCATAATGGCCTATAAACAACATGATATCCAATATTTCCGTTTGTTGTGTCAGGGAGATTGTAACGACTGCACGAAAGCCAAACATAGTCGCTATTATCTGTCATTATATCCCCATCATGCGTTTTAAAAAATCCTGACATATCAATTCTCCTTTTTTAATTGATTGTTAAGGCGGGCTGGCCGAATCGAACGGCCTTGAAGCGGTCTCAAGTTCTTGGGTGGATATCTGTATCGCTACCAGATATCAAATCCCCGCAGGTTCCCCGCTTTGTGTTCCTGAGCCGGTGCCCTTCCGGTCAGCGGCCCGCCATGGCTGACGTCCTTGTCGCCATTATTTCGATGCCCCGGCTTTTGACCGGGGCGGGTTTTGGGTACTGCTTATTGTTGATTCCTTTATACCCCTGTTTTTTTGATAATGTCAAGCACTATTTCAATTATAATGGTTGGATCGCTCCCAGGCTTCAAGTTCGCACAGTCTTTTTTTCTCCCATTCGGTTGATGCGTTTCGTTTCAAATAGGATAGTTCTCCTTTTAGGGATGCTTTTCTTAAAAACGCTGCTGCACTCGCAAACCTTGTTTCGAATTCTGCATGGTCTGAATCGCTGATGAAATTCATTTAAGGGCTCCTTTTTGGGTGACAACACCGCAAGATGTTGTGTGCAGGTTGAAAACCGCCCCCCGACCCCCATTTTCCTATGCATTATTGCATAAAGCGCCACTTTGGCACCAAGATTGCCCCATAATAGGTGGCGTGACTCCACTTTGACACCATTTTTGCACCAAAACGGGTGGCGTGACTCCACTTTGGTGCTAAAATTGTTTTTCATATCGTCTTGACCATCTCGACAAGTTCCTCTTTATCGAGACAGAATTCGTATCGCAGGCAAACGCCTTCAATATTGTACAGGTACACGTCGAAGACAAAGTATATCGGGCTATAAAACCCGAGGATGCTAACCATGTTTATTTTTTCCCTTGTCAGGTGCGCGCATACTTCGAATTGTAAACAATTAACATCGGCTTTGAATGACGATGCCCCTATTCGGGCCAGGCCGGGAAAACCGCCCAGGGCGTCGAAGATTATTGACGGGATATGGGGCTCAAAAGCCAGGGTTGCCGGTGTGGTGATTTCTGTGTCTTGGAACATAAGCCCTCCTTAATTTCCCCGGTGGGCTGCACCGGGGGGATTGGATTAAAAAATTATCCTGAACATATAAGGATTGCTTCCTTTATCTTCCGGGTCGCGGATCCAGGGGGAGACATACATTTCATCGCCGCCGTAATCTTCAGCGGGTTCGATGACGAGACGGGCTATCTCTTTGATTTCTTCATCGAAGGTGCGGGCCATTGGGATATCGCCACAAATGGAAAGAACATCTTCATCCCATACCGCCCATGTTGGGCCGGCTGAACCGTTGCCTTTATCATCCACCACGAATCCATTACCGCCGTATTCATCGATCAAGTCTTGCAATGTGATTGTCATAACTACCTCCTTTATTTCCCGGTGGGGTACACCGGGTTCTGATTTATAAACTCAAAAGCCGGGTGATCATTTCATCCTGATTAAGCAGGTAATACGATCCTATCAATTCGTCGCTTAGGTCATAAAAATACACGTCGTAAAGGTATGACGTTTTCGACGGGCTACTGCCCAATAACGTCAATGCCCTGATTGATATCTCTCTGACATTCTTTACAGTATCGACGTTGACCGAGAAATTGAGCGCATTCCCGACAGCTCGAAGGTTGGAAGCCTTGAATCTTTCCAGGCCAGGAAAACCGCCCAGGACATTAAACGTATCCAAGCTTGATGAACCCATGGAACTCATAAATACTCCTTTCAAACCTACAAAAGCGTGATAAATGGTTAACCGATATCGGCCAGGCAGGTAACGGGCACGCCCGAAGGGGCGGCATGTTGAGATTAGGAACGGCTGGCTTTTTGCTTTTTTCGGATGCCAAGACCCAGTTCGAACTCATAAACAAGCTCGTAGATCGGAACGCAATACGAATGATAAACGCAATTGTTGCTTTGGTTGTAGAAATAAACATCAAAAATTTCGCTGATCGAGTCTAAAGACCCCAGGATGTTGACCTGCACAATGCCATTTGGATTTTTGGCGCACAGATCGAACTGCAGGGAGCGACTGCCCGCCATGAAGTTGACAGCCCCTGCGTTTGATAACAGGTTGAACCTACTGCGGAGCGTCGCATAAATAGCCGTTGGGATATCTGGCAAGAAAGCGACATAACCGGCTGGCTTATCGACGAAAAAAGTAGTTTGAAGCATGGAACCCCCTTTTGATTGCCCCCAGGGCGGACCCTGGAGGCGGATGGATTAATATTGACGGCAATCGATGCCGGTAAAATCGGTGAAGTTTTCAGACAGGCCAGCAAACGGGATGGCTTGAAATTTGGCCATGACTTTTTCGACCTTGCAGCCGGTTGAATCCATTTGGTAATATTCGACACAGCAAGTTGCGTTGTCGTGGCAAGAAACAGCGACGTAATTAGCACGCCCGTAAACCGGCTCGAAGTGAATGGCCAGGCTGTTGAAAACCCCAGCGGCATAACGCCCGCCATTTCGCTTGACCAGATTTTGACCGCCCAGGGCTTCGAATATTTTTTCAACGACAGTGCCCTTGACTGGGAAAGCGAAAGCATTAAGGCTGATACAAGGGACACGGGGCGGATATTTGTCATATTTGATATTTTTGTATGACTCAGAAACCGCCATTGGATTAACCGGTGGGGCTGGTGCTGCCGGCATAAATGGAAGAACTGGCGGCGCCTTGATCGGTGACACGCTGATGGGGATCTGCAATTGGCTCATGAAACCTCCTAAAATATTGAAAGAGTTGAAGAAACACGCACAGGACAGCAAGATATAATGCAAACACAGTGCCAGAAATGACCGGAAAACGAATAAAATGCTATATAAAAACAGTAAGTTATCGCCTTTTTTTTGTTTCACGGGGAACAAAGTCGGAAGGTTTATGGTTTTGAACTAAAGCAGGAAAAGTGGTTTATTTTTTTGAACCATGCAATAATATCAGCAGGTTATAGGTTCATAAATTTGAACCACCGGGGCAGGGATGCCGGGAGCGCAAGACAGGCCAGGGGCAAGAGCGGGAGGCCGAGCCAAGACCGATAAGGCCGGGAAGCCAGGATGCCCAGCCGCCACCACCACCACCACCACCGCCACCGCCACCGCCCAGCCGCCCAGCCGCCCAGCCGCCACCGCCACCGCCAGATTAAACCCTTTAACAATATGCTTTTCTCAAATTGATTGAGCGGAGCGAAACCTTTTAGCGTTATGGCAGACGTGACGGCGAGATTAAATTTGAAAAATAATCGTAAATACAGCTAACTCTTTTGAGGTTTTGAAAATAACGGCGTGCAGGTGTTGTATTATGTGATGGAAGTTTCCCGTTATTTTTGAAACCGAAAAAATACCAACCAGAGGGCGGTAGTTTTAGGGTATAAAGCAAGAGGTTTAATGGATGGACGTTCGGGCTGGTCTTCAATAATGCTTTTATCCTTTTTTCATCCTTGTTTTAAATGTCGTTCGATTCTTTGTCGGATGTGGCGTACAGATATTCCCTGCCGTCACGGTGCGGCCGCACTCGTTAGTCCAGATGGAAAGAAAGAACTTCGGCCGCTTTGTGGCGTGACCCTTGCGTCTTTTTGCAAGGGGCATGACACAGCGATAGTCGTAAACAGCCCCCATCAATTTCGTCCTTCAATACAATCCTTTGTTAGTAAAACGATTTGACCTGTACTTCCTTCGCTGTGTGTAGGCATGGGTAAGTAGCACCCTGCCGTCCCCGGACAAAAGTGGGTGGAGGGGTGGGTATTGTCCAATAATGCTTTTATCCTTTTCCTTTCCGCCAGCAGATAGTCCAGCCAGATACTCCCGGTCACGAGGCGGCGCATGGCTTGCCCGGTGCAGGGGGTGTGCCGCCTTACCTGATGTTCCAGCGGCGGGCACCTTGCGGCTTTTTCTTTTCGCAAGGTGCATGACGCCATAAAGCAAGTGGCAGCGGCGCAATCCCCTGCCCGATGCAAGCCATGTGACGACCTGTTGCTGACGTTCCCCGGATGAAAGTTTCCAATAACTGCGGAAAAGTCCGCCAGCAGATATTCCAACTATGCACTCCAGTCCAGGCGGCGCACACCTTGCGGCTCTTTTTGCAAGGTGTGTGACGACCATTTGCATCCGTTGCGTACTGCTTTTATCAATTTCGTCCTTCAATACAATCCGATGTTAGTAAAACTTCCAAACTTGTACCTGCTGTTCCCGGACAAAAGTTTCCAATACTGCGGGAAAGTCCTTCAGCAGATCGTCCAGGCAGACCCTTCCGTCCAGGCGGCGTGACGCTTGCGGTTTTCTTGCAAGCGGCATGACGACTATCACCGAACGTTGAGCCGCATTATCAATATCAATGCCCTTATCCGCTTCCTTGGCCGCCATTTCGGGGCAGTTTCCGATATGGCGTACCTTTCGCAGATATTCCGGTCAGCACTGGCCATTGACACATCGGCGATTACGGTTTTTTGTATTCGCCGATGTTGTCCCTGAACGTCGAGCTTGCACCCCTCCCCCATCTTCGATCTTGCACAGGGCTGGCTTTCTATCTTGAACGTCGGGTTTTACCATCAAATACTGCTTCGCCCGTCCAAGGCAGTTTTTGGCCGGGCGTACCTTTCGCAGATATTTCGACCGACACTGGACTTCCATGCAGGGTGCGTCCGTGGAAGCGTCCCGCTGGAGCGGCGCCGCCCCTGCCGGTTGCTGAACGCCTGGCTTTGCTATCAATTTCCACCAGCGTCCTTTGTCCGGGTTTTGACGGCCGTCCCAGCGGGGGGCCCGCCCGGCAGTATGGGCCGCCCGTCCGCCAGTCACTGACCGTCGAGCTTTGCCATCAATATCAAATGCTTTTATCCTTTCAAGCGGGCAAGTTTACATAATGTCCGTTATGTAAAGCTATGTTTCGGGCAGGTTTTTGGCGGGACGGGTGCGTCTTTTTGCACCCGGCATGACAAAAAGCCACGTCTGATAAGAGGCCCCTTATCAGACGTGCCGAAACATAGCGTACTTGCCCGTTTCCATTGGGGTGGGTGGTCGGGTAATATCGGACAATGCTTTCATCCGCTTCCTGATCCACCAGCAGATAGTCCAGGCGTTCATGTCCGCTCCAGCGGCACGACCCTTGCGGCTTTTCTTGCAAGGGGCGTGACGCCTGTATCCGAGTGTCCAGTCTGCACCATCCAATATCAATGCTTTTATCCTTATCCCTGACATGCCTGTCCGAGGCAGTTGGGAGGACAGGCATACCACAAGCGTTGTTCCGTCTCGTTCGCACCCACGTCCTTACATGGGCGTCCCGGCAGTATGGGCCGCCCATGTCATAACTGTTAGTGGCATACCGCTCTCCCCCACGCTGCGGGATTTACGGTCTGTCCTATATATATGGTGGGCTCCGGGCTTTACCATCAATATCAAATGCCCTTATCCTTTCATGGCGGAGGGCGGCCTTGGCAAAGCCAATACAACTTTGCCCAGGCCGCCCGACACCACCAGCGCTTTGAACGTCCAAATGATTCCCAAATTGGTTGAGGTGTGGGCGGGCTTGCCAGCAGTATTTTTAGCTGTGGCATGTCCGCCCACGCCGGTCTGCACTGACAGTCGAGTTTTGCCACCAATGTCAAATGCTTTTATCCGCTTCCTGACAGCCCTGTCCGAGGCAGTTGGGAGGACAGGGCTACCTTTCAAGTCCTTTGCCCCGAG